CGTCTTTATACCTATGACGATATTATGAATCTGCCTGATTTTATCCGGGTAGAATTGATTGACGGCGTAATTCATACAGACGACTGGACAAATCTGGAGGTTGATGAGGAAGTCTTTCAGAATCCACCATCTGAAGATCATCATGTCACCTACCGCCTTTCCATCGTAAAAAAATAAAACAATACCTGATATTTTACTGTTCTATTTGCATAGGAGGATTCCATGAGCCTTTTCAATAAAATTAAAAATGTTTTCAATTCATCATTCGATGATGTTCCTGATGCTCAAACCATCTATTTCAAAAATGGAGAGATGTACAAAGTATATCCCACTGATAAAGAAAGCTGGTACGATGCCAGATATCTGGTTTCAGATGGGGTAAAATATGATCTGGAGAATCTGGACGATTTAAAGCGCATTCCTGTACCAAAATTCCCAGCACATCAAAATATAATGGATGGATATGGCGTTACTGGAAATTTAGATTATGTTTTAAGAATGAAAGCCGGAAGCTTTTATAATCGCAAAGATAAAATAAGATGTTCAGCCTGTTTATGGAAATGTACTGAATTAATGTTTGCTCATCCTTTTTTATCTTGGGACGAAAGCCACTTTTACCGGATAGTACAATGGCACGTAGAAATGGGAATGTTTGACGAAGCTGACAAGGCTGAGAAATATATATATTCCGTACTTGATCATGATGCAAACTATCAGCAATTGATCAATCATATAAAAGATAATCCTGAATACATAAAACAGCAGGAGGCATTTCATAAGAAAAATTCGATGCGTAAAGAATACTATCATATTTTTTATGAATTACCTGAACTAGCTCCCAAATCTTTTAGCGCTTATAGTAGAATGAAAAATGCTCAAACAAAAAATTTTCTCAAACTCAAAGAGCAAGCAATAAAACATGGGATTTCAATAAGCTAAAACTGAATATAGTATATTTATCCAGGCAGCCAGTAGAGCGGCTGTGGTTCCCCTGATCCTGAGCCTTGACAGGAGGGGATGCTTATGAGCGATTACGAGATATTTATGATAATCCTGACAACAGCCAGCTTAATTGTATCTATCCTTACATACACACATAAGAAATAGCCGCCCTGCTCTCTGGTAAAGAATAGGCGGCTACGTCTTAAACATATATCTTGCCAGGACGGGGAACCTTGACTTCCCTTACTGGCTGTCTTGATAAATATATTATATGGCAGCTCCCGGAATTTGTCAATTTCCATTTGCCCACACTCTCATCTGCTGCCGCTTCGCCTATTCAATTTATCGGGATTCCTTCTCAGCATTTCCCTTATGCTTTCCACACCGTTCATTGCTTTGTAATAATCGTCTATTTTTCTTTATTCTACCTTACCCTATACAAATATACCCTTGCACTGTTTCCATCCATTTTCGCCTTGTTTTATGCCTGTACTCTGGGCAAATAAAACATTTCACGCCGTACACTGTAAATACCGCATAGCTTCCAGCCGATTCTTGCAGTCCTGGTAAATATCTTTGTAATTACGTCCTGCTGCCATGCCAGTTCTTAAAGTATGCGCTATCAGATGTTCCACCAATGACAGATCATCTAACTGACTTCCGGCAGCAGTTGTCTTGTCAGTGATTCCTACACTCTTATATGCCAGTCTGGTATAATTGCTGTAATAGTGATCTGCGTGAGTGCTTCCCTGCGCTCTGGCATATTCCACAAATTCCTTGATAACATCCGTCTCTGCTCTTCTGGTGGTTCTCTCTTCCTGATCTGCTATCTGATAAGCAGCAGTATTCTTTTCATAAACAAGTCTTTCCATCCGATTGAACGCATCAATATACTTCCATTTCCAGGCATCCGCCTCTTTTCCAGTAAAACCAAATGCCAGGAACACAAAGCCATCTTTATTCAACAAATACTTTTTATTATATTTTCCGGAAGCATCTTTATACTTAGATGGCTTGATGCACTGAACGCAATTTTGCGTTGAGTCATTTGCCAATAAATTCTCTATTGCTCTAATGACATCTGAATGCCTTTTTCCAAATTTCTCCGCTACCTGTAAACTATCACATACTGCCTGTTCATTTTTAAGATATACTAAATCGTCTATAACAACGCTCCTTTCCGCTCTGCAATTATTTTTCCGAGCTATATAAGCCAATACTTCAAGTTTTTTCAAGTTCTATCTTGGAAATAACTGTACTGTTATGGGGCTACATATAAAAAATCTCAACATTTCTCAACAACCATGAGTAAATATGTTATTGCTTTTCGGCTATATATGCTAAAACACCATCATTTTCTACCATAATGCTGATTCTTCACGATTTCCTCACGCTTCGTTATCCATTCGCGCGTATTATATACAGCCCCATATCCTTACAGTACCGTAATATTTTCACCTAATTTTCCATTCTATTGCTAAAATGGATATCTTCCGCATGCCTGTAGTGCAGATCTGAATAATGCCAGTGTTTTTCGTTTATATCCATAAACATCTGCATGGCATTTGTAATTCTGATCAATCCCTTTTCTGGCAAGGGCCTGAAATGCCACGCCCTTGGATATACTGTAGAAGAGATCATCTTCAACCATAGGATTGCATTCATGCGCACATTGTAACAGCAGAAGCTTGTCCGGCAGTTCCAGATCCAGACAATACTGCTTCAGCTGTTTTTCCTCTCCCTTTTTAAATCCATAATCTGTATAAGTTGCTTCTCTAGTTCGCATAATTTCTTCCTTTCTTTGCTCCGCTTTAAGTTGTTCCTGCGCCCCATTTTTCTTTATGCTAACTCAAATGGGTTCTTCCCGTTCCGATTTCTTCTCATTTCAGCTTCACTGATAATAATATCCAGTAATTTTCTGCCAGATGCATTGACTGTAACATTGTAGGTATTTCCATCTCCCTGTCCTTTCCCTGACTCTTCCCGGACGATCTGGCGCAACAGGCTTTCCGGTGTTTCCAGGTTATTTCCTTTCTTTTGATCGCCTAATACCGCAAGGAATTCTGACCTTGGTGGAATAACTGCGCCACTGGCCAGATAAGGAACTGTATTAACACGTGGCAACGTCAAATGATAATTTCCAAATCTACGCCCACCGTTTGGAAGTTGTACATTATAAGAGAATGTAAATCCGCTTTCGATTCCGGCAATAGAATTATTAATGTTGCCAACCATGCCGTTCACTCTAGATATTATGTTATTTAAACTTCTTATAATAGAGGTTTCAGCTCCACCGATAGCTCTAACAAGATTGTCCGCCATTTGCTTTCCGTAGATATCCGCACTACCTGCCATGTTTGATAATTCTGTATCAACTTTTCGGCTCATCGCCTCCCAAGTTAAATTGGTATCAATAACTACTGATTTCCAATATGACTGAATATATCCCATGATATTTTTCATGGCTTCCAACGTATCTCTTTGCATATCTTCCAGAGCGTCTTTCACTGCCCCATAAGATTCTTTCCACTCAGATTTAGAGGTTTGGGTTACTTCCTTAAACGAATCGTCAGTATCTCTTTTTACACTTTCAGTATTTGTCTTTGTATCGGATGCCATACTGGATGTAGCATTCTCTACATCTGTTTTTGCTGTCTCCATAGAAGATGAAATCTTCTCCTGCGCTCCGACAATATTGGTATCTACTGCTGTAGTAACCGCTGTAGTTGCTGCCGGGAACTCTGCCCCTAATGCTGCATTCAGATCATCCAGTGGTACACCTGCATTCTTCAAAGCAGTGTAAACCATGTTCAAAGCATCCTGTGCGCTCTTGGCACTTCCGCCAGTGTCCTGAAGCTGGCTTCTGACTCCCTGATAGGTTCCGCTAAATTCGTTCCCTTTCAGACTTAATGTATAAAGAGTGTCCGATAAAACACTAATTGCTTCTTTCGCGCTCAGCGAAGAGAGATCAATCTGTCCTGCACTTTCAGAGAATCCCTGTCCCAATGCCAGCACTTTATTGGTCATATCTTCTACGAAGGTACCTGTTACGCCTGCCTGAGCACCATATTGTTCAAGTATTGCTTTCGCCTGCTCAGCAGATATGCCATATTCTGCCAACTTATGAATAAAGCTATCATACATTTCAGCATTGGATTTTCCTGCACTTTCATCAGCTTCAATCAGCTTCCAGAGATCTTCTGCCTGCTTTTGGGTTATTACATTCGAGGAACTCATTGCCCCAGCATAATCATGCAGATATCCACCCGCCTGTGTCAGAACGCCGTTTCCACCCTGTAAGGTTTCTATAAATCCTGCCAGCTTTTCTGTTCCTACAATTGCCGCCGTAGCTACCGCTGCGATCAATCCTGCCGTTCCTACCAATGGGGAAAGAGATGAAGCAAGGGAAGTAAATCCGCCCGCTGCCGCACTGGCAGCTTTTCCCAGTACAGATGTCAGACTTCCAGAAAGAGCCGCTACTGCTTCAGATCCGATTATCTTCTTTCCTATTGCTCCAATCAGCAACTTTACCAGACTGCCAATCCCTGTTATATCCGCAATCTTTACAGCAATAAATGCTTTTCCGAGAAAAGCTGCTATTTTGCCGGCTGTACCGCCCTCTTCCAACCCATCAAACAGACCTCCAATCGTTGTTTTGATTGCTTCAATGACCTGCCACAGATGCTTGCTCCAATCAATCTGGCTTAAGAATGTCCCTATTCCTTTCCCTACTTCTTCCCAATTTGTTTTTTGAGCCAGTCCAACCAAAGAAGTACATAAATTGTTCAGGAATATTTCCAGTTTCTGTCCATTGCCTTTCCAATCAAATTTTGATACAAAAGTGTTGATTCCGCCCGCAATATTATCAACCATCTGTTTCCAGTTGAAATTGACAGCAAAATTGTAAAGAGTTGTAAACGCACCGTTAAGTCCAGTAGCAAGTACATCTCCTATCTCTGAAAATGAAACTGTCGAAAAAACACCGTTCAGTGCATCCGCAACCGCCTTTCCAATATCAGCATAAGGAAGATTATGAACAAATCCGCTGAATATCTTCCAGGAAATCATGAACATGTTGCCAAGCAGCTGTCCAAG